GCTATCACCACGAACCCCAGGTACGCGGTGGTCAACGGTGGCCTAGCTAATCCGCGCGAGCTGCTCGACAACCGCCTCGGCGGCATCGTCAACGTTCGCCGCCCGGACAGCGTGGCTGCTCTCCCGCAGGCTCCGCTCAACCCGTACATCTATCAGACGCTCAACCTTCTGGACGCATCTAACGAGAAGTCCACCGGCATCAGCGCCCTCTCGCAGGGCCTGAACAAGGACGCCATCAGCACCCAGAACTCTAAGGGGCTGGTGGACAACATGATGAAGGCGGCCGGTCAGCGCGCGAAGATCATGGCCCGCAACTTCGCGGACCACTTCCTCGTGCCCCTGATGATCGAAGTCATCCGGCTAGCTATCCTCCACGTCAAGCAACCCGAGTTCATCGAGGTTGGTGGCGCGCCGCTTCAGTGCGACGTGAACAGGTGGTCCGACCGCAAGACTTGCACCGTTAGCCAGCACCTCGGCTACGGCGAGAAGGACACGGCGGCAGCTGATCTGATGCAGGGCTACCACGGCATGGCGCAGGACCAAGCGATTGCACACATGTTCGGGCCGCCGCAGCGCTATGAGATGCTCAAGGACATTGCCAAGCTGAAGGGCTTCAACCGCTTCGCAGCTTACCTTGATCCGAAGGCACCGCCTCCGCAGCCGCAACCGCAGGACCCAGCTAAGATGCTGTCCGCGCAGGCCGCTATGACCACCGCACAGGCCTCTCAGGCCAAGGTGCAGGTTGATCAGTTCAAGGAACAGCGCCTCGCTGCACACGAGCAGGAGATGACTGATCTGAAGCGGCAGGAGCTGCAGCTGCAGGGTGGCGAGAAGGCACGCACAGCCGATAGGCAGGACGCCGACACGGCGCACCGCATTATCAGCGACAGCGAGCGTCTCCAGCTGGAGAAGGCTCAGACCGTGCTGGACGCGCACAACCAAGCTGAAGACCGGGCACTTACGGCCCACGACAACCATCAGAACCGTCAGGCCGCTAAGGCGAAAGCTACCATCAATGAATAACGACCAAATGTCACTACTGGCGGCGGCTCTTCACAGGGCCGCTGCTACCATGAGCGGCCGGGGGCTAGTCCCCCCGTCGCCGTTCGGTGGGCCCGGGATGTTCAACCCGACTCCCATGGCTAACCAAGGCCAGCCAGGTATGCAGCCAGCTACGCCCGACTTTGCTTCTCGCTTCGGCGGAATGCAGCCCCCGGCGCAGCCGTCGTTTGCTGAACGCTTCGGCAATATGGACCCGGCAGTGCTGGCCAAGGGTGACATGCTCCACGCAGACCCCTCGCAGGCCATTGCCAGCCGTGGAATGCCGACGATGGCTGGGGGTGTCCCTATGCCCCAGCCGCGTCCGCAGATGGCGCAGGCCCCTGTGCCGATGCCGCAACCACGGCCCGCGCAGGCCCCGCAGGAGATGAACTTCTTCCAGCGCAACGCGGCCATGATGCACGACCCGGTAACGGGAATGTTCATCGACCCCAGCGCAGCATCACAGGCGCAAAACGGCGGCAACATCATTCAGAAGATGATGGGCCTACTGCACAACAAGGCGAATAACGCTTGAACGACGACGATATTATGGTCCTCGGGATGTTCTCAAAAGAGCTTCTCGGGGACCAGCGTTTCCAAACGCTTATCCAGCTATTCGGCCAGCAAATGGCGGCCGACATGCTCAACACCGCCCCGCACGAAGCCAAGAAACGTGAAGGGCTGCACGCGGCCTACATGGGCTTCGCGGAATTTACGAGCCTCATGAGCCAATTTGCTGAGGCCTTCGAGACGCTAGCTAAGGCTGCTGAACTCGACAACCAAACTGACTGACAGAGATAACTATCCTTATGGACGTTACATACGAGACTGACGACGATACCGCTGATGCCTTTCTGAAACTCTTGGGCGCTGAAGAGCCACCCGATGAAGAGCGAAAAGAGGGCGAGACCGAAACCGCGCAAGCGGAGGAGGACACGGAAGACGAAACCACAACCGACGAGAACGAAGGTGACACTGAGGACGGCGAAAGCTCATCCGACGACTCCGACGAGAACGAAGGCGAAGCTGAAGAGACCAAGGCGAAGAAGTTCGCTGACGATGAGGGAACATACGTCAAGGTCAAAGTAGGTGAGGAAGAGCACGAGGTCGCCGTAAAGGACCTCAAGCGTCTGTGGGGCCAAGAAGCCTCGCTGACGAAGAAATCCCAAGAAGTCGCTGAGCGCGCCAAAGCCTCCGAGTATGCACAAGCCAAGAGCATTGCAGCACTCGACGTGATGGTGAAACGCGCGCAGGAAGCCGCCAACCCCTACCGGAACGTAAACTGGGCAGCCTTGATGAAGGACCCCAACGTTGCCGCAGAGGACGTTACGGCCCTGCAGGAAGCAGCTAAGGCAGCCTTTGAGAACGAAACGTTCCTCACCGGGCAGCTGGACGGCTTCATGCAAGAGGTACAGGCACAGCAGGCCGCCGCACAGGCGCAGTCCGCGCAGCTCTGTATCAAGGCGCTCACCGACGAAACGTCGCCCACCTTTATCAAAGGCTGGGATCAGAAGCTCTACAACGACATGCGTTCGTTCGCTGTCGAGATGGGAGCTAACGCACAGATGGTCAACAACCTAGTTGATCCCGCCGCGTTCAAGCTGATCCACATGGCCATGCAGTTCCACAAAGGCGCACAGAAGGTTGTGACCCAGAAAGTCAACAAGGCCCCAAAGAAGATTGTGAAGGCCTCAACAACGTCTGCCCCGCCCAACCGGGACACCAGCAAGGCCATCGACCGCAACAAAGCTGTAGCTAAGCAGAAGAAAGCTGGTGGCTCAATGGAAGCTACGCAGGATGCATTCTTAGCTCTGCTCGGTGGCGACAAGTAATCTCGCACCTATTTTAATACACTAAGGCACTTACTACACTATGGCTACTTATCAGACCTATCAGGAAGTCGGTCTCAAAGAGAACATTTCCGACATCATCACCAACATCTCCCCGCGCAAGACCCCGTTCCAGTCCTCGATTGGCAGCGAGAAGGTCCATCAGCCCATCTTCCAGTGGCAGGAAGACTCGCTGCGCTCTGTGTCGGCTACGACCGCAGTTGAAGGCGCGGACAGCGTGGAAATCACGGCCGTCCCGACCGTCATGCGTTCGAACTACACCGCCATCTTCTCCGAAGCGGTGAAGGTCTCGGGCTCGACGCAGGCTGCGCAGGCTTACGGCCGCGCCAAGGAACTCGCCTACCAGATGTCGAAGTCGGCAGCTGCGCTGAAGCGCGACCTTGAGAACGCTTTCGTCGGCACGGCGGCTGCGGCTGCGGCCGGTTCGGCTGCGGTTGCGCGCGTCACCGCGTCGGCTCACCAGCAGATCACCGGCTTCGGCACTTCGACCTTCGCTGCGCAGTCGGGCAACGTGTTCTACATGAACACCGCCGTCAACCTGTCGGAAACGGTGCTCGTCAACGCCATTCAGGCGGCCTTCGTGGCCGGTGGCGATCCGACCCGCATCCTCGTGACTCCGGGTAACTCGGTTGTCATCGCGAGCTTCGCGTCGGCTTCCGGCCGCTACCGCACCATTCAGGACAGCACGGTCTCCAACAAGACCACGCTCGTCAACGCGGTGAACCTGTACGTCTCGCCGTTCGGTGAGCAGGTTGTCGAGGTTGACCGCTTCCTGAAAGCCAAGAGCACGCTGATCTACGATCCCGACATGTGGTCGATGGCTACGTTCCGCCCGTGGACCCGCGAGAACCTCGCGAAGATCGGTGACAGCGAGCGTCAGCTGATCGTTGGCGAGTTCGGCCTGAAGCATAAGAACTTCAGCGCGTCGGCTCTCGTTATCGATAACGCGGCTTCCGGCTCCTAATAGCTAACCACCATTCCTTCTCTAGAGGATACGAGGGGTGTCCCGCGACGGCGGGCCCCCTCACTTTTTTCCATGACAAAATCAGAATACTACCCAGAGCCCCAGCTACTCGACGGGCTCGTTGACTTCACTGAGACCCCGGACGGCAAGCACCTTACCGGCATCGTCCGCTCTCAGGAAATCCCAGAAGACTTTATCAATTTCAACCGCTCCGTGAAGAACGAGACGGCCGAAGGCAAGATTGGAAACTGGATGCCCGTGGCGTCCATCCCGGTCGAGGTTGCGAACTTCATGTTCCACCAGCTCGGCTACGACGTCACCCGCGAGCCCTTCAAGAAGACCGTCGCCATGCTCAAGCAGCACGGGCTGGACGACTTCGTACTCACCCGCCGATCCCTGTAATACAAAGCAAGCGCCGTGAACCTTAGCCAACTAACGAGCCAATTCCTGGCTCTGATGAACCGCACGGACCTGACCGCCAACACGGCGCTAGCGTCCACCTTTATCAACCAATCCATTCTCCGTCTGCAGCGCGAACTTCGCGTGCCGTTCATGGAGAAGATTATCCGCTACACGATCCCGAGTACCTATGACCCCACGTTGGGCCTTGTGATCCCCTCGGACCTCCTTGAGCTGATCGACATCAACGTGGACAGCGACAACGACGGTCTGTCCGACTACCCGCTGCAGCGCGTCCAGCTAAAGGAAGCCATGACCCGCTCGCAGTTCATTGACTGCCCCCGCGTCTTCGCGCGCCGTGGCGGCTACTGGGTGCTCGGGCCCCAGCCCGCAGTGGGCGCTGTAATCGAACTCGTCTACTACGCAGAGTTCTCGCCCCTCGTTGACCCCACGGACACTAACACCATCTCGCGCATCGCGTGGGACGCGGTGGTCTACGGGGCCTTAGCTGCAGCCTGCGACTTCTACAACGATGAACGCGGCCCGCAATTCGAGGCGCGCTACAAGCAGATCGGCGGCGACCTTCAGAACATGGCGGACGGCGACGAGCTGACCGCTGACGCCGCTGTGCGCCCCGCGCTGCTCTTTTCCAACGATAGGTCTAACTACGACGGTAACTGGTAATGGTGCAAAGCTCTTTCTACGGGGATACCCCTAACTACGCCGAAGACTATCCCACGCAGAACGACAGCAACACCAATGACGGGCCCAACACGCCTGCTCCCAGCTCGTTCTACCCGGATGGCGGCGTCTATGAACAGCTAGCTAACAGCGATGAAGTGCTGGAGGCTGCGGATGCCGCGTCTGCGGCTGCTACCGCTGCGGCTGCCTCTGCGGCTGCGGCTGCTGCCTCGGCTGCATCCTTTGCGCTCTACGCGCCTCTGGCGTCCCCGGCATTAACCGGCAACCCCACGGCCCCCACGCCCACCCCGGGCGACAACGACACCTCCATTGCTACCACGGCCTTTGTGACCGCAGCGGTTGCTGCAGGCGGCGGTGGTGGCGGTGGCGGCACGCCAAGCACGGCCAATCCTCTCATGGATGGCGTTGCGGCCCCAGGTACAGCTACGCCCTACTCGCGTGAGGATCACGTCCATCCTACGGACACCTCGCGCGCCAGCGCAGCGGCGACCATTACAGCCCTGACCCTCAAGGCCGACCTCGCGTCCCCGGCGCTCACTGGTAACCCCACGGCTCCTACACAGACCGCAGGCGACAACAGCACCAAGCTGGCCACCACGGCATTCGTGGACGCAGCTCGGGCGCTCCTGCAGACCGCGATCAACCTCAAGGCCCCCTTGGCCTCACCGGCTCTGACAGGGACCCCCACGGCTCCGACCGCGACCGTAGGCACCAACACCACGCAGATTGCCACCACGGCCTTTGTGCTGGCCAACCCTCCCAGCGGCACGCTTCTAGCGGCGAACAACCTCTCGGACGTTGCCAACGCAGGGACATCCTTGCGCAACCTCGGAGGTTTCGACCTCTCGGCCACGGTGGCTGTTACGGCCGCCACCACGCTCACGAGCGCAGCATTCGGTAAGCTCCACCTGATCAGCGGCACTTCAGCTAACTTCGTGGTGACCCTGCCAACCCCTGTTGGAAACACAGGAGCGCTGATCGCGTTCTTAATCGGCCTCCCT